CATATATAAAATAATCATGTGTTTTATTTTCGGTGTTCAATAATTCGTTTGGTATTTGAACCTCGGTTACCCCATTTACTGTTGTCCCTATGCGAGTAATGCACTTTTCATTTTCCCTTGATAAGGAGAAATGCACCTCTAGGAAATTTGGTAGTACCACTCCACCCGATAGAATTTTTAAAACCTGTCCGTAATCATACTGCCAGATACTTCGTGTTCTTTGCAACATTTCGTTAAATTGTACTTCTATAATATTATCCATAATTTCAACTCTCCTCCACTACTCATTTACATCTTTCATTTCAGACATCCTCTTTAAAATAATTTGTAGTGCGGTATTTTCTTGCCCCATAATAAATGTCTTATATAATCATCAAGTACAACTGCTACGGCTGATAGGAAGAACCACAATACTGTAAACGGCAAACATATTTGTCCTAACAGATTCAAAGGCATATTGTTATAATCCCATACGTTCCATCCAAGCCATAGATTCACAATGCATCCGCATAAAAATTCCAATATGGTAATTACAGTCGCGCCTATAGCCATCTGTTTAACCAGTGGCATCTTTCGATTTTTTTCATTTATGCATCCGATAAGAAAGAATGCCATCCCACCGACAGTAAACATAGTCCAGTGGCTACGTCCTCTCGCGGTAAGCTCTATAAGCACATAAAACAGACCGCCAATCACAAACAGAATCAGCGGTCTTAATTTCTTCATGATTTCTGAGCCATCATTGCTTTCAATGGCTCTGACCGGTATGCTTCTGGAATATCCATTCCGTAAGTGACTTTTTCTACATCTTCCTTGCTTTCCAGCGAACGGATATAAATACGCAGGTCACGGAAATATGTTACGTGCCATGTCACGTAAGCCATTGCGGTTGCTGTAATTTTTTTCATATCTTTATTGCTGTAGAATTTACAGTGTTCCGCTTCATTCGATGTGTGCCACGGAATATTTTCTTCTCCAGCTGCGACCTGACTTTGTAATCCGACAAGACTTGTCTGGTCATGATCTTCCAACGTGAAATGTTCTGCAGTTCCATCCGTAAGAACAACATCCACACCTGCAGCAATAATCCCCTGTTGTGCCATGTTCATTTCAGCTACTTTAGCCTCTTGCAAGTCCTCCAAAGTTGGCTCATGTGGTTCCGGTTCTGGTTCTGGCATTGGTTCCGGTTCTGGTTCCGGTTCTACATATACACTTCCGTCATTAGACAGAATAAATCCATTTTCTTCTTCTTTATAAAGTGTAGTAAACTCTTCATACTTACCAAAAACACATCCTTTCTCTGTAAGTAGTCGAAACCCAGAAGTGTTTTTCTCTACCCCTTCAATTAGAATATGTGAATCATCTTGTTTGACTACTTTTCCTTTAACTGGTTCTTTCTGGTCTAAAAAAAGTATATTCATCGTTACTCCTTTCTTCTTTTTAGAGGGATTCTGAACTAAATAGCAATTATTTTAATCGAATTGATTGAAGTTCTTGTAAAACAATGACTATTTACATATATAGCAGAACTCATAATAAAAAACATCTCCTGCTAAAGCTTTTTGCCATCTGACATAGAGATCGATTTCACCATTCTTATTAACACTAAGAAGGCAACTGGAATATGTATTATCTTGTGCTATTGCTCCAATATAAAGCTGTTTATCACAGCATGGAGCAGGTACTCCACTTGCAATATTAAGACCAGCATATACATTAACATTTTTTGTGATTTTGGTGCATCCATTGACCATCACCAAATTCCCAATTCTATTGCACTCAATCCATGAATCGGACGTTTTTACGTTAGAAGTATTAAGTGTCACGGGATACGTGTTTATAGTCATTAAATTATTTTTTATTGTTGTCTCTGCATTTTTTAATTTGCTATTTAACTCTTTAACTGCCAGTGCATCTGCGAAGAATCCTTCCTCCGTTACAAGATCAATTTCATCCAAAGTAACAATCCTATTCGCACGGATAGCATCATCAGCTTCTGCTCGTGCTTTCTTTTCCTCAGCATCTGCAGCTATGCGTTCTTCTCGCTCCGTGTCATCCGCTGTTTTTCTGTCCCCTTCTTCCTTTCCTACTTTCGTTAAAAGCTGTTCCACCAAGGTTTTCTGTTTTTCTTCCTCGTCATCTGGAAATCCCATTGTATCAGAGCATTTTATTGTTTCTTTAAACGAAATCAGTGATTTTCCATCATTAATGACTCTGATCTGTAGTTCATTCATTCCAACCGCAAAAAAATCACCACTCGGTGTAAACGAGATCACACTGTTGTCAACATCACATAATGTACCTTTGAGTTTATCCATGCTTTTATGATAAACATAGGCAACCGCTGCTGCCGTTGCCGGAACCTCATAATCCCTGACCGCAAACTCAAGCCCTAACATATCCGTCCCTTTTGTTACTTCGATCGGGATCTTAATGGTATTTCTAAGCACATAAACATCTCTTTTTATAGTGTTCATTTTTCTTTTTCCTTTCTTATCCAGGAATCCACTGGACGATATAAACACTGGTCGTGGTTCCCGTGCTTCCTCCAGGAAGTCTAAGAACGTAATCCCATGGAAAATTGTAATAGCTTGTACACCAGATTTCCTGCCCCGTCTGATCTCCTGTTGCTCCTCCTGTCGCTCCTCCATTCTCATTCTGACTCGCCTGTACAACCTGTCCATTTCCGATACTCATTGCAGTATGACTCGCCACATTCAAAAGGATATCGCCTCGTTGAACGCCGCTTCCTGAAGATAAATTAACAGAACCGGTTACATCCTGAAATCCGCAGGATTTAAATGCGGCATACATATTTCCCGTATAAGTTGCACCGGCATCTTTTACCTTGATACCGGCTTGCTGGTACGCTGTGATCAGCAGCGAAGAGCAGTCATAGTCCGGTCCCCATCTGCTTCCTTGATCGTATCCATGGCTGTTATCGTTCGCAATGCCAATCGCCCACTGGACAGCCGATTCTATTGCTTTGGAGTTTGTATCATACTGGCTCAGCAAATTGTAGAAACTTCTTGCCTGTGATCTCCTGGCGGATTCCACTTCTACGCCTGCACGCTCGAAGTTCTTTAAAAATGCACTAGCAAGATCTTCCGGAGATGATCCGGATGTCTTAAAAGCTCCCCAAGACATATTGTAAGAACTGGTTGGAATCCACTGTCCGGTTGACTCTGATAGCGCATCAATCCAGTATAACTGCCCGTTCGGATCCGTAATTGAATATCCGTTCGCCGTTGCCCAGTTGGTATAATTTGTCGCCGGTGTCCATTGGACCAATCCGAATCCGCCGGAATAATTCCCTTCATTTAAACTTTGCCACACTCCCGGATTCACATAAGACTCGCTCTGCATATTTCCCAGAATTCCAGCGATTGCATTTAAAGACCAACCTCTTCCGGAAAAATACTTGTACACTTCTACCGCATTTGCGTTCATCTGTACTTGCGATAGTGCGTAATTCCCGATTGTCCAGCTCATTTAAAAACTTCCTCCTTTTGTACTTCCTCCAACCAGATACCCATTTACATATTCCAGATATGTTCCATCAGAAAATACTGCTTTCCCAGTTTTTGCTGAGTATCCTTTAGAATCTTTCTGGACTTCCAGCGATGAGCCGCCGACCGTCATTTTCCCAGACGCAATCAAAGCTACACTGTCAAATTGTCCTCTGAGTTCGTTTCCGATCGAAAGATATTTTGTTCGCGTGCTTCCCTGCTCCGGATAGATCAACAACCCTGTTTGTCCACCGGTCGCTCCGGCACGAATCACAACTTCGTAATTCGATGTCTTAAATTTAAGATTTCCTTCCGACAATGTAGCTGTCTGGCTTCCATCAGAATTAGCACATACATATCTACCTTTCGCATACACACCATCTTTATCAAGCCGCACAATCTCGTTTCCACTTGCATCCATGACTCTCGCTACACCATTGCCATTATCCGCGCCACCAAGTTCCAGCGTTCCACCTCTTATGCGGTCCGCCAGCATTGTTCCTGCAACGATAAAATCTGCAAAGAACCCAGCTCCTGTTCCGAATGTGCTCCACTTCCAATCATTTCCATCCGCAGTACGTTCGGATGCGATTTCGAATCCGAGTGTTCCAAGGCACATAGCTCCAAACGTGGGTGATTCCGGATCCAGATCTTCAAACAGCACAGCTCTTACCGTCTGCTTTTTCGCGATCGTAGATTGCGCTTTCAGTTGCGCTTTTACACCGTTAATAATTCCGCGCACTTGCTGTCCGACAAGTGTACCATCATTTCTGATAGCTTGCTCTACTCTATTCATTACGGAAGATGCATTGTTTAAGAAATTGTATTGGAATTCTCCGAGTGTTACGGATGTGAGTTTTTTCCTCACAGCATCCCATTCCAGTTCAATCACTCTGGCATCAGACACGATTCCAAGTTTAGAGTGCTTACAATGGACGGTATCTCCAAGAGATACAGATTCCAATTCTTTTACATCTTCATACAGCTCTGTGTTCTGTAGCAGCTCCATATTTGCCTTTATGGTAATCTTTGGTTTGTCGACATCTGCTGCATACTGTTCTTCGCATCTTTTTCTCAATGCTTTTTCAAGTTGTTCCTGCGTATCACATATGATCACGCCATTTTCTTCATCATCTTCAGATGCATCTGCACGCATTTTCACGTCCTCGAATGACATTACTTTGTAATGCGCTGTTGGATATTTTTCTATAATCGGCGAGTCAACCCACGGCGTTTCTCCTGCAATCATATATCCGTTGTATGATTTCGGAATAATTCTCGTTGCAACTTCCGTCATGTCAATCGTTTCAGAAAACCCATCTTTTACAATGTTTTTTCCGTAAAGAACCTGCACTCCATGATCGCCACCGACGCGCTCATCTACTGTAATATTATAGTTATCATAGAGGATTTCTCCGCCCCAGCGATTTATAAAAGAATTCTCATCATTGCCGTTTATTGCTTCGATCAAATTTTTTGTCTGGTAATATGCCGTAGACAGCTTCTTAATGTCTGACTTTGCTGTGTACATCTTATTCGGTGCAGTCATGATATCAAGCGCATCCTGTCCATTTTTTTCAGTTGGTCTTACATCCAGCAAAAAGCAATCCTCTTTTGCATCCAAAAAGATAGGAGTAAGTTCTGCGCTCACTCCCGAATCCTGTTTTTCTTTGTTTTTTATACGAAACAGCTGTTCTCCGTTAAACGATGGCAGTTTAACAACCGCATTATCGTTAATATACTTCCATCTGCCTTCATCGTCGATCTGGTGCTCCAGCGTTGCTGTCCATTCTCCATTCAATACCACATGAACGGTAAGTTCTTCCGGAAGAAGTGTCATGTCTCCATTGTGATCATAATCTTTATTTTCAGCATTATAAATCTGTATCATTATAAACATCTCCAATTCGGAATAACTTTTAGCTCGAATCCGTCTGTAATTTTAATCTTGTTTCTACCTTCGATTAAAATCAAATCATCATAATCGCCGGCTACAGATGTATTGCTTAGTGTTCCGTCCTCTCTATAAGCAAGCTTACGTCCTGTGTCAATGGTTAGGTTTTGCCCTACATTTGCCACCATTTTTCCACCATTAACACTCAAAGTACACTCACCCTCGCCAGTAATCTTATAGATTGGATACGCAACTTCATATGGATTATCTACCACATCTCTGGCTTTCATTTCTCCGAGTCCGCTTTCCAGATATCGCAGCCCATCTTTTGTCAGAAAGGTTGCTGTAAAATTTCCAATCCTTTCTGTGGTTCGTTCCGCTTCATCCAATTCTACTTTTAATATTTTATAAAAATGCTCCGGATCCGAACCAATCCGAAGCAGCTTATTTCTGGCTGATAACCATTTCTTCGCAAGTCCAAGTCGTTCATCCCACCGGTCAGCATCCCCGATAAAATTAAAATCTATCTTGATCTTTGTTGATTCATATCCACCTTCCAGAATATACATTGTGCCATCGCTCCCCGGTATTTCTACTGAAGAGTCTTTTTTTACTGCAGCCGGAATATATGGGAGATTTTTCATATACAGTCCAAGACTGGAAGCAAGGATTTTGTTGTATTCAATTTCGATCAAATTCCTGCAGCTCCTTTCTTCCATTTGATGTTCTGTGACATTTTCTTTACAATAGCATCTACCAGAACCTCTGCAAGTTTTTTGTCTCCAAGAGTGATATTATTCTCTACCACTAAGGACATTGCCGCAATCGCCTCAGCGATCATCTGTGCAAGCATCCTATCCAGTTTTAAGCGTTCTAGCTCTTCCTCGATCCGCTTCTCCTGGCGTAATGCTTTGCCGTACTGTTTCAGGTATTCCTTTTTCTTCTCGTTCTCTTCTTTCACTGTTTCCATCGGTATACCCTCCCTGTCTTCCTGTCTCTTAATACTAAGATCTCGAATCCAAGCAGGCTTGCTATATCCTTTAATGCTTTATGTGCTTCCTTTACGTGATGTGGAATACGGCTTGCATCCTTAATAGCTTTGCCTGCTGTCGGATCACGATATCCTTCCTGGTTTTTATACAATGTTTCATCACCCCTTATATGTTTCCGGAATCTTCTGCCATGCTATGACCTTATACGGATTCCCTTGCTCATCATACCATCTGCCGGTAAGAGAATAATACAATGTGGTCGCTCTATCTGCACCGGCGATTGTAACAAGGAACTCTGCACCGAAATTACTCGGATCGTATGACTCTATAAATTCTCTGTGTCCCGGAAGTCTTTCTGCTACCGGAATCCATCCATTACTCATTATTCTCTACCTTTCTTCATGAAATCTTTGTAAATAATAGTGCTTCTTTGATCTTTCTGTTGTTCTGGCTTGTCATGGATATTTCCTACTACTTCAGCATCAACCATTTTTATCCAGTACCCCAGATCTTTTCTAAAATCTTTTTTCTCGTCCCAGTCTACATAAAATCCGACATGGCAAGTCGTTGTACTGTCAAAGCAACTCTGATATTCGCCAAATTTTACAGGAGCATAATAATCACCATAATGGTATTTAATAATGTCGTTCTCCCATATCTTCCTTCCCTTCTTGTCTGTAAGTCCGGTGTATTGACAGATTGTATCTGGATCAATCATGTATTCATAAGTCCCATCGTTTATGTAATCTTCACCAGAAAGAAATCCCTCTACCCATTTGCCCTCCATCCATTCATTTTCCGGTAGCGCATGGATATGCTTTGCCTTAAATAATATTTCTCTTTTCATCTGTGCTTCCGCCTTTCTTTCATGTGCTTCAGAATTTCTTTTTTTATCATCTTGGCGTATTTTGGATGATCGCATCCAAACATAATGCATCCGTTATACTTTGTGCCATTGCCCGGATCGTCATGATCTACACTCAACTTGCAATTTTCCGGACAGCACTCGCCAACATCATGTTCTTTGCAATATTCTCCCATTGCCAGTAAGAAGTCTTCGATCTTAACTTTCATCCAGTCCACCTCGCTTCACTATTTCAATTTCCATATTTATAGCGTGCTCTTCACTCATATCTCCATCCCAGCACTCATTGAGACATTCGCAATATCCGCAGTACTCACAAGCTCCATCAAGCTTTAGCTGCTCTAAGTTAGAGACAACATTCTCCACGTCAAATGCTGTCGGCTGGTTATCTACCAATTTGCAAAGTGCATTAGCTTTGTTCGGTGGATAATTGTTCAGGATTGCCATTCCTGCTATCTGTTTTTGAAATTCATCCGCATCAATCAGTCTCATCAATCTCACTCCAATCAAATTTACAACCACATTCGCCACAATAGTTGTTTCTGCTCTCTGCATCTGACATTACCTGTTTTCCACACAATGGACATTCGTAGTCGATATCTCCGTTCAGTTCGTCTAAGATGATCGGCTTTACTGGAATCTGCTTTTCCAACGCAACGAGAGCCATTCGCACAGCTGCATCATGCTTTCTTGCGCTGACAGCTGCTTTTGGAACATCTGTATGTATGTCTTTCTCCAATATATCCATAGCTTCTTTAATTTCCATCTTCAACCTCCTTATACGGTTCCGGTAACGGCATCCATGCTATTACTTCGTCCAAAATATCAACTTCTTCGTCTGTCCATTCTCTTCCATCCCAGTAGCCGATAAACGGTTGTGCAACACGTCTAGTCTGCACAATGTAGTCATCGGAATCACCGTCAATCTCTGGCTTCTTCGGAAGTCTCTCACTTACTGGAATCCAGTCGTTTTCTCTTTCTACTAATTCAAAATATTTTTCTCTATATTCAAGAGCAACGTCCAAACGATAAGAGCTATATCCAATGTGATAGCATTTATCACCCACTTCTCTATACTTATTTTCGTAATATGGCTTGTCTCCGTGCGTAGTCACTATGGTATCAATGCTGTCTACCTTTATCTTTTCCCCTGGTTTATTTCCTATCGGCTCATATGTCTTATCCATATCATTCTCCCTTTCTGTACGGCTCTGGTAGTGGCATCCAGGCATTCACAAAAAATCCATAGCTTGAATATGATTTTTCATTATCTCCTGGATAGAATGTACCACCCTCGCCATTTTCTTCGTACCTTGCGATATCTGGCATTGTGGAGTTTTTAAATGATACCAGTATGT